AAGCATATTCTAATTTGCCATGTTTTTCTTCGTGTTTACCAATCAACACTTTAATAGTTTCAATATCTTGTTGGACAATTTTTGGGTCTTTAATTGCATTGAAAGCAATACGACATGGTATTTTCTTTTCTTCAACCCATGCCAACATTTTCATAAAGTTTTCTTCTTTATATTCATTTGTTGCAAGTTTCTTTGCATGGTCATCTAACCATTCGCCTGTAATATTTGGATTCGTTGAAGTGTCCATTGCACCGTCCCAAACATATGCAGCTGATATTTCAATGTCTAATCCATCAAATACATCTAAATGATATTCATAAGGTTTCTTTTCATCAAATGAATACATTCCTAATCTTACCCATGACATCATGTGCCAGTTTTTAATCTTTCTGAGTTTTGAACCGTTGGTACAAATTCCCATTTTCAAACCTTTATTGTAACCATATTCAATAATTTCATCAAGGTTTGGATGTAATGTTGGTTCGCCACCACCCGTAAACTCCATACCTGTAACACCTAGAGCAGTAAACTGGTCAATAGCAGATTTCATCTGTTCTACTGTAAGCATCTCTTTCATAGCACGATTAGCAAAACAACAGAATGAACAAGTTAAGTTACAAGGATTACAAGGTGACATATGAAACATCACAGGTCTTGGTCTTTTGCCTTGTTGTAGGTCAATCAAACGATCCATATGTTTCAGTAACTTAGCATGATTACTTGAATAACTACGGCCTCTAATTTGATTATCGACTACATATTCTTTTTTTGTTTCTTTTTTGAACTTAATGACTTCTGACATTTTTATCCTTTAAGTGTAACTTCATAAGTTTTGTATTCTGTATTAAATGGTCCAACTTCTTCATTATAAACTTCTTTCATATATTTTGGATATATGTTTTGAAAGATGTGTGCCATTTCTTTGTTTGCTTCGTTTCTATCATAATATGTCTGTTTACCTGGATGATACATTGAACATTCATGGATCACACCACATTTTTCTTTTGTGATAGCTGAAAACAACCAATCAAATCCATATCCACTTTTCACTTCATGGTATTCAAAAAACTTTAATAATTTAGGTATCATCGATGAATGAAAAAACACACCCATGCCTTCATTAAAGTTTGTTAAAGTATATTTAGCACCTAAGTCCTGATGCAAAATACCATGGCTTGAATCAGCACCTTTAATTGTAGATAACTGCCATATCTTAATATCATTTTCTTTGGCAATTTCTAAACCACGATTGATACTTTGTATGTCTGTAACGAGGTCATCGTCCCAAAATCCAATGTAATCATAATCACGGTAATCATAGGTTTCTAAAAAATGTTTTGCCATGTCCCATTTGAAACCTACATCTTTTATAAGGATATCATAAGTGTCTTCGGGAATGTGGTAATCATTAAAACTATAAACAATCGTTTGATAATTTCTGGTATCTTTTGTATATCGCCAATGATTGTCTTTATCATACGCATCATGGAAGTTTAGGGGTATTCCAACAGGAACAAAAATAATGTTATTCATATTTTTTCTCAATCATTTGTTTCCATTCTGGCACTCGGTCATATTGATGAACTAATGCAAATGGTGTTCCAGTTGATGTGCAAACTAAACCATCTTTCATTATTGGACTTGGTTCAACCACTTTGTCACCATATTGGTGTGCAATTTGTGGTCCTGTTGTTCCTAATTGTGCAGCCCAACCATCTTCAGATTTAGCAAAGTTTGTAATGTCTTTGTATGATTTCATATTCAGTAACACATTTAATGCGGCTTGGTCTGGTCCGCCACCACCTTCAATGAAGTGTTGAGTGCCATTACATAACATATAAATGTTCAAAAAGAAATCAACCATAGTATCAAACTTACCTGAGATTGTGCCTGCATTGTAAATTAAATTTTCATTACATTCTTCATGGATTAAAGCACCAAAAGATTTCATAAGATTAGCGGTGCCCCAATTTTCATCTTTGTATTTTATGGATTCACACGCAACATTAATTTCTTTATCGCCAATGTTTTTTTCTAACCATTCAGATGGATTGGTTTGAAAGATTACATCTTTGACATCTGTTGTAATGATGTGTCTATATTGACCTTTAAATCGTTTGAGTAAATACCAGAGATGTAGAAATCGTTCTACAACAATTGAAAAGTTTTCTTTTGGATATTTAAGAGTTCGGTTTTCTTCGTCTTTACCAAAGGCAAGAATTGAATAATTTCTTTTGACTAATTCATCAACAGTATCATAATCAACATTATAACATATCATGGCTTTAGTGACATCAAAACCACAATTATCTAATGAATTTACCCACGGTTTAATTTTATCAAAATTATAACCAGTTATACAACCAACCACAATATCATTCATAACAAAATTCCTATATTATTTTTTCTTTTTCTTTTTTGGTCTCGAAAAAGGTGTATCGTCTAAGTATTTATTTAGTAACTCTTTGGTACCATCTTCACCAGCACCATATTCTTCTTTGATTGTTCTCACTGAACCGTCATCTCTAGCGAAGTATGCTTCGAATCTGATATTTGGAAAAAATCTTTGTAAAGATAAAAATGTTTTTAGATTCTGGACTGAATCATCAAACAATCTTACTCGTGTGAATTGTCCTGTTTTTAAATAGTTGTGTATGATAACCGCTTTTTGTTGAGCAGTTCCTGATACATCACCTAATTTACCTGCTCTTTCAACTCTTACTTTGTCTATATCAAAACCATATTTTCTAAATGTGTCTAAAAAGATATCTTTATTATCAAAGTCGGTTCTTGCTGTAACAATAATCACTCGACTTTTTGGTTTATTCATTGCATTTCGTAGAATGATTTTAGCTTTTGCCATCATTCTTTTGATTGGTCTTGATTCTTTTTGAAACTTAAGAGCATCTCTAAATTCTGAGAAATCAAACTTTTCACCTGGTTTTAATTTGTATGTGTTATATTCACCGGTGTTTAGTCTTTTAACTTCACGGTTACCTTTTTTCACAACAACTTGAGCTGTTGTTTTAAATAAAGTATCATCAATATCAAAGATGGTGAGACCACCACCGTTGTCATTTTGTTTTTCTTCGTTTAAATATTGATTGAAATTTAACATATTCTTCATCTTATGTGGATAGGATAACACATAATTGCCTAAATGTCAAGCGTTTAACCTCTTGTTATTGTTAGTATTTTTTGTATCTGAGCCTCAACAGCTGCTGTCCTGTTAGGCCAATAGATATATTCTTTATCGGCAGTCTTTAATAACTTGGTAAAGAAAGGTAAAACTAATTTTTCAAGTTGTTGCATTTTAGCAGTAATGATAGCATTATCTTCTTCTTTAACTTCTTGTTTTACAACTTCAGCAATCTTACTGCTATATTCTTCTTCAGATACAGTAGAAAAATCGGTTGAGAAACCAAAATCGTCTTGACCATATTCTGCGATAATTTTATTTAAATCGTATGCCATCTATTTACTCCAATTTTTTGCGGCGTTAAAATTCGCCTGACTGAATTCTAAACGGTCAACTAATTTGACCGCATTTCCTTTTATGTGATCCACTGCCACAAATCCTTCTGGTGCAGTAATTCGATAACCTGAATCTGTTTTAATAAATGTTCTTGCTACTTGTTCAACTTGTTGTAACTTACGAACAATCATATTTTTTGCTTCTGTAATTCCATTTTGAATATCAAATATCTTTTTCAATTCAACGGCATAACTACGAAAGAATCTCATAATTTCTGTTTTTTCAGCAATTCTGTTTTTCTTTGTGTCTGCTCTTTTTGCTTCTAATATTCTATCATTCAATTGTTTTTCAACATCTAATATCAATTCTCTGGTGTGTCTCATTGTGTCACTAATGATTTGACCTTCTCTTACTTTCTTATTATTAAATGTTTTAACAAACAATTTAATTTTATCATTGGTTGCTAGTCGATTCATCACCAATGCACTTGTGTTTTTAAATATTGATCCAACATCTGATAAAATTCTTGTAATGTTTTTTGTTTCTTGTGCTGTAAATGTAGCCGTACCTGAAGCATCTGTGTAATCAGCATCTCTAAACCATACATCTTTTGTTGTGTTTAAGTTTTTAATATCGATGTTAAAACTAGCCTTCATATCTTCCATTGTTCGACCTGTATATGAAGTATGAAACACCACACCAACTTGAGCGGCAGTCATCATCTGTGCTAGTCGTGTATCAGCAGGCACAGCATATGTAATTGTGTTTGGTGTGAATGTAATCATTCTTTCACCATCTATTGTTTCTGATTTAATGTCACCTTTTGTAAACATCATATCGCCTTGTAAAATGCCTTTGATGCCTAGTTTTGGTAAATATCTTAATGCTATTTTTAACTTTTGATTTAGACCTGGATTTGGATGATTTTGGTCGATATCAGCATTAGTGTAATTTAATTTTGCGTTCTTAGCAAACACACCTTTTGTACCAACAAAGAACTTACCATTTTCTGGATTGATACCTGCAAATACAGCAGGCGCACCGTCCCATTTTGTAGTAAGATTCAATGTTCGGGCTGGTGAATTACCTGCTAACATATCTCTTAAAGATTGTAAGAAGTTAATAGCATCACGAGCACCAGCCACACCACGATTTAATACTTC